GGTAGCCAATACTCTCTGAAGATCATATCGAATTTGTGCTGCAGTGCTAGCTGTATACGCGGCTCTGCATATATCTGAGCATCTAGTCCTTCAACCAGTGCTAATCGCTGTAGCACCTTGGTAACAGCGTCACCGAATGTAATCATAACTGTGCGCTCCTACAGATACACAAGCGACCTGTGCGGGGAGGAATGTCCACACAGGTCACTTATGCCGCCCTCAGAACTATGCAATAACGTGCGCGTTGCCGTGCAGGTTGTTGCGATCAGCAGCCATCGAGAAGCGGTATGACTTCACACCATCGGGGATTTGATTTGGTGTGTACGTACCACGTGGATCGCCACTTACTAGTGTCTGAGCATCTACACCGGGGACTAGCGCACCGGCGGTAGGAGTGACTTGACTTGTCAACTCGTTAATCAGCTGCGTACCGAGTGCTTTGTACGGCAGACCGAGTACAGAGCCAACACCGATGCTAAATGTACCCCCTGCAGGTACAATAACATACGCTACGTCTTTGAACATCTTCTTGCTGAGAACAGCACCAGCAATAAGTGTCACGCTTTCTCTGATAGCTTGACCGAGATAGTCGTAACCTACTATCGTGCCAGCACCACCAGCACCAGCAGTGACACTAATGTTACGGCCATAACGACCCATGATTGCTTCACTCTGCACCGCTGTAGGCACGACATTACCTGCGGCAGCGAGAACGATACCATTGCCAAGCACGTTGGCACTCGCTGCAACAGGCGCAGGAATGTCAACAGTAACTAGGCCATCAATGCCTACATCAGCCGCGTAGCAGCATTGATCCACGCGGTTGTTGATGCGGCGCATACCGGGAATTGCGACTTGTACCGCCATTGTATTATTCCTCTACTGGCTCTTGCACAGCGTTCGCAGCGAGCAGCTTTTCGACAGCTTTAGGATCACTCTCGATCAGCTTCGTGAGAACGTCGAGTGCAGTTTTCTGTTTATCTGATAATGCAGCATTGACTTGCTGCATACCTACTGGTGTATCATCACCGCCTTCGATCAGCATAGGCACAAGGTTCTTGTCAAGCTTCAGGCGCACTACGTCTTCGTGCGATAGAAATGCGCTATCACCACGTAGAGTACGCACCATGTAACCTTCAAGTACAACTTCAGTAGGCACAACACGAAAGCCGATTTCATCTTTCACCGTTCGATTAACAAACGTCTTGCGTGTCATCGGCTCGATTGTATACGCAGGGACAGGCTTCTTATGCTCATCCATCGTATATGCTGCGCGCTTCTCTTGGAAGCTCACTACTTGCGGCGTTTCAGCCATTGCTCTCTCCTTGTGCTATACAATGTATAGCGGTTAGTCGTTGACCACTGCGTGTGTGCGATACTGCTTCCACGTGCAGAACTGGCACTGTGTGATGACACGCTGGCCGTAGCCGTCAATCGTCCACGGTGCTGTCAAATCAACATTCTTCATGTTGTTGTCACCGAGGATATGTAGGCGCAGGTAGGTGTCATTGAGGAAGTATGCACGATCAACAGGGCAGCTTTCGTCGTAGATGATCGGCACGCCGTTGTGCGATACACCGTCGAAGCCCAAGTCCATCATGCGCTTGCCTGAGCTAGTGTTCGTGAGCGGGATGGTAAGCTTGCTACGAACAGCAGCACGATACAGGCGGTAGTGGTTACGACCTGCGATGATAACTTTGGGACGCTCTGTGCCTTGTTTGAGGTCGAGCAGAACGTCGTCATAAGCTTCTTCAATGTTGGTGCTGTTGAGAGTACCAGCAAAGTCATACGACGAAGATCGCCACTGCACTTCTGCCGCACGATCCACACCGGCAAGAGAACCAGTAGTAGGATCATCAGGTATGAGTAGTGCAAGACCATTAGGATCGTTGCCGCCACCCAAGCCGTAGAGGTAGCCTGAGAACTTCTCTTTGATGCTGAGTTCAAGAGCCTCAAGCTTGCCCTGAAGCAGCTTAACTGCAGCTTGCTCACCTTTGTTCTCATCTTCCTCTTGGTTGGAGATGATGACTGTACCAGCGATACGCGACCACCTGTATTCTAGCTTGATGAACTCTTGCGTCTGCTGAACAGGTAGACTGTCGTAGTACGAGTAACTGCCCACTGTCGGATTGCGGCCTGTCAACAGTGGATTAGTGATGTTGTAACCGCTCGACTCGTTCTCGATGCGGTCACGTGCGAAGCACCATGCCATCAGCGCGTTGCTTTGCATAGCCGCTACTATCAGCTTTTTACGGCTGCGTTCGATAGTAGTAGCTAGGACGTTTGCAAGTACGGGCATTGTTCATATGTCCTACTTTGAGTTGAGTTCTGTGAAGACAGCTGCAGCAATGTCCTTCCACGGAGCGTTGCTCTTGAAGTCTCCACGCGAGTTAGTGTTGCGTTGCATAGATACGCCACCATTAGGCTGCACACCGCGCATACTGCCGGGTGTTGATTGTCTACGACCATTGTTAGGCTGCCGTTGGCGCTGCATAGCTTGCTCAATCTGCGGCTTCAATGGTGATGTAAAGTCAAAGCCTCTGCGTTCTACCCAACTACGAAGCTCAAAGTACGCACGCTCTGGCGTCAAGCCGTGCTGCGATACTAGGTTGCTGATTTCCACACCATGTGTTTCAGCATGTGGGTGTTGCTGCACAAAGTGTTCCATTTCAACTTGTGCAGTTTCTTCAATCTGACGCTGCTGTTGCGCTTGCTGCGTCTGCCGCTCTAGCGGTCCTAGTCGTCTGTCGAGTTCATTAGTAATGACACGTGCATTGATTGCAGGAACAGCGTCATTACCAAACAACTGCTCCATTGTTACGCCAGTAGATAGCACTCGTGCGACTATATCGCGTACTGCAGTGATAGGGTCTTTCTCTGCCATAGCACGCAGCTCTAAAGCTTCACGTGCCATCTTCGGTGACATGTTATTCTGCCGCATCACGGTGTCTAAACCCTGATACTGCTGAAAGTGTTGCTGCATCTGTCTAAGTTGACGCGATGCTTGATTAGCTGCGTACTGCGCTCGGTTTAGATTGTAAGCTAGCTGCTTCTCTCGGCGCGTCGCTGCAACCACTTCACCATTCTTACCAAGTAGCTCCCCTTTCGGTCCTTTCTTGGGCTTGTCAGTGAATAGCTGCTTGTCTTCACTTCCTTGCTGTGGCGTGTGCTTGTCGCTGCCTGTCTCTGGCCGACCTTCAGCCGGTTGGTTAGCGTCATCACCGCCTCCCTCCTGTTGCTGGTCTACTTGCTGTGGTTGCTGACCATCATCACCACTACTCTCGCCACCTTCAGGTGTAGCAGGTGTATCTTGGATGCCAAAGCTGTTACCAACTGCATCCATCAAGTCTTCGGGTTCTTTAGGCATGTAGCCTCCTATGCTGCAGCACCTTGCTGCATCTGTTGTATCAGCTGTCCAGCTATATCTGCTACACTCTTACCGCGAGCTAGCTCAATACCTAGGTGTTGCTTCATCTGCGGTGGTAAACCGTCAATAAGTCTAGCTACTTCCTGCACTATTGTCGCTATGTCTTCAACTGGCGGCGGTCCACCACCACCTCCACCCTGTGCACCTTGCGGTGGGCCTCCTTGCGGCGGTTGTCCACCTTGTGCTGCCATTGCGCGCTCGTGTAGTCGCTGCGCTTGCGCTTCGCCACCCTGTTGTTGCTGCTGTTGTTGCTGTTGTTCTTCAGGTGATGGTCCGCTAGCCTCTTTGATGATAGCTTTGTATATCAGCTCCCAATCTTCCTGACTTATCACTACACCATCGAAGGCGGTTGCTAGAACTTTGAGTGCAACTACTGCAGCTATGGGTGTAGCTCGTGTGAATTGACCGATAATCTGTGAAATCTGCAAAGCTTGCTGCTTTTTCGACGTAGATGTTGGCTTTAGTGTGCTGCCGCCTACAACGCGCGGGGTAAATGTGTTACGGATTGTCTGCGCGTCCATCTTTTCCCAATTTGCAGCTAATTCATCACCGAGTAGCACAGAAACTTCGTCTTTCTCCATGAATTGTAGACACATCTGCGCTACTAGCCACAGTACGTTGCCTACGCTGTCCTCAATTGCATCCATCTTCTCGTCAGCGCGTGTCTGTGTCTGACTTTCATACGACTCGATAGCGCGATTGGTGGTGTTTGTCTTGTATTCTACACCACGCTGCACACTACTAACGCCAGATAGGCGATCTATGCTCTCAAGTACAGGCTTCTTGTCAAAGAACTTGATCGCATCAGCGCTAGGTGGGAGTAGTGGACCTATTACGTCACCTAGTTTCTTACCTTCAGGCAGGTCTAAGCCGATTGCGTTAGTGTCAAGTGTGCCGTTTATCATGCTCTCCAACACAGAGCCGTCTTTGAGTGCGTTCTTGTCATAAGCTAGCTTACCTGCAGCGAACTTACGCACCTTTGCCCACTCATTGTTGATGATGTTTAGATCATCCTGTTGGTCGAGATAATACGTAACTTCACCTTTGGCGTACATGGTGATAGGATCGGTATGAAACTCCATTGGTACAACGCTAAAGAATTGGTCAAGTGTGTAAGGATCATCCCATACCCATAGTGGGTAGCACCAATCATTGCAGTTGTATAGTTCAACGCGGCGAGTGACACGATCCCATACATAGACCACCTTTGTCATTTGTGCTGCGAGGAATGAACGCTGATCGCTATAACCATACTTAGCATATTCCGATGTAGAATAACTGAATAGTTGAAAGTTATCAGTCTGCCCCCTGTCACCTTGATCGGGCGATACGCCTGCCTTAATAACGTCTGTAGGGCTAAAAACGCTCTCCCACTCATCACTATTGGGGCGTTTGCGTCCGTACTTTGCACGTAGTAAAGAGGTGTACATGAGGTCTTCAATCATCACCCAATTGCATTGACCACTAAGATCGAGGTCGGTTGCTGTAGGATCAACGATGACTTGATCTGGACGGCGTACTTTCACCCACGGACCTGCAGGCGTAAGCATGTCAATGGTTTCTTCCATCGCTAGCAGCTTACCTTCAACTTCCTTAATGTCCTTCTGTGACTTGGCATCTTGTAGTTCTACACTGAGTTGCTGCATTTCTTCTAGTGCAGCTTCACTACTATCTTCGCGTAGGGTGTAGCCGCACTCAAACCAGCCTACGTTGGTGAGTGTAGTGCTGACGATGTTACGCTTCACCTTGCGTTTGAGGTTGATCCCTGGCGCTGTCTTCTTAGCAGCGAGTACGTTTACAAGTTTCTCAAGTGTGCGTTGCTTTGGTTCGTCTGTCTTGTCTTCAGTGGTAAACTCAGCTTCCGGGTTTTTAGTGAATAGCATAGGAACGAGAGCGCTGACGTTCGCAAATACCATGTTCTCAGTGCTGTCATACGTGCCTTGGAGTGGTTTCCCGGCTGATATATCTTCCTCAGTTCTTGATGGAGCATTAGTACGGGTATGGTCATGGCGGTAGTACCTGTATGCTTCACTCCACGCTTCAGTGTTCTTCTTCATTGCAGACTTACCCTGATCGTAGCGCGAACGCCACAACGGGCCACGATGTTTGCTGACAGGTATCTTCGACTCACCTAGCATACGATACATAGGTTGGTCGTCAGGTACAGCATTAGGATCGGCTGTGACACCTTCATAGGTGTTGAAGTCGCTGGCAGGTTCAGCCGTCTGTCTTACTTGTTCGTCTGTACTGTCGTAAGCGTCAGCCATACCTATGCCCTCTAGGATTGATAGCACTGCGGTCTTTCTCTTGCCACAGCATCCACGATGGTACGCGTTCGTTCTCGGGTGTCACGTATCTACCAATGTCAGGCATGTCGCTGAGTAGGTAGCGTGTGTTGTCCATAGCGTGATCGTTGCGGTCGTTAGGCTTGTCTATGCGCTCGCCGCTTGTGTTCTGCTGCCAGAAGAAGCTAGTTATCTCATCTGTCCACCAGTCTAGCTTGGCATTGATAAACAACCTAGGTGAGCCAGCGACACGGTGTATAGGATGCAACAGAGTGCGATTGAGATTGAGATAGCTACCAACCTTGACAATGCCATTAGGAATGTCGTTGTTGCCACGCTTCATCTTGATGTCATCGTCATCAAACATCTTAGCAATCGTCTTACCCACTGTACGCTTGTTGACTGTACGACGACCGAAGATGGACGGGTCGGCATTGATCTTGTGCATATCGTCAAGTTCAGCGCTCCAATCTGCACGGATACGCCGTATAGCAGACACCTGCATGTCAATGGGCATCTCCTTCTGATAGAAGCCATCGCATATGATGATGTGCTGTTCGGGTGTTACAAACGCGAGTGTGTAGCAGCTAGGTTGCGCTTGGCCGTAGTCGTAGGCGTCAATCCAGTTCGGATGATAGTGCTGTTCATGGTAGCCATCCAAGAGAGCATGTATGTCGCCTTCTTGCAGTAGATGGAGAGAACTATCGTATTGTGGGTAAACAAGCCCTTCATACGCAACCCATCTTCCGAGCAGGAAGCGATCACGCTGTTGTCCTTGGTACATGGTTTCGAGTGTTTGAATGAAGTCGCCACCTTCAGCTTCATGCACGTGGCGTAGTTCATATGTGCTACCTTCAACTACTTCGATAAGTAGCTGCGGCTTGCCGTCTATTAGAACAGGCTTGCGGTCAATGTCGCGTACACAGATGAGGTCTTCTGTTATAACACCTGTCTTCTCATACTGCTGCAGTGGACGTACTAACTTCGTGTAGACCCAATTACCTGTTGGGTTGCACGTGAGCATCATCCATCTAGGGCCAGTAACAGGCATAGTAGCGTCGTCACCAGCGTAGCGAGCACGACCACGTAGTCGTCCGAACAGGTCAAGGAAGTCCTTGTGTGTAATCTCAGGGTCTTCTACTTGATCTACTATCACCCAATCGAATGTAGCTGATAACAAGTTGCTACTGCTGCTATCTGTCTTAGTACCCTGCTGCGCGATGTAGCGGAAATAGATAGTAGTGCCGTTCTTCAAGTGGCAGATGTTATCTCCGTTTTGTCCTGTGCTGAAGCTGACAATCCACTTAGGGGGACACCACTTAAGGAACTCTTTTCTAATAGTGTCGTTGAGCTTGGGATAGGTTGATCGTGAAATAAGTCCAGTTGAACCGGGGTACATGTCGGAGAGTTGTATTGCTTTGATGACTGCTGCTGTCGTCTTGCCATTGCCAAAGCCTCCACCATAGATTTGCACCTTCGCACGCGATTGTAGAAACTTATCCTGTAGGCTGTTCTCCTTCAACAGCAACTCAGGACGTTCAGCTACATTGACTGTGCGTACTCTACTAGCCATTAGCGTATGTTGGTTTCAGCCCACGTTGTTGAACCTGCAACTAGTGAGCGGAACACTTCACCTGTTGCTGTGTTGATTGCTAGTTGACTGGCGTATGCTGATGCGACTGCAGGCGGTGTTGCACCTACGACAGTAGGCATGTCATAGCTAGGGTCGATTACACCTGCTACACCGTTAGCCTTGATGCCTTGACCGTCTTTATTCGGAACGATTGCCATTGGACTTGTCCTTCAATGGAGTTACATCAATGGTTGGCATGTGTTTAGGTTGTGCTATCTCACGTATATGACGGATGACTAGACCGCCTTCAAGTGAGTACTTGTGTTCTATCATCTGCTTCGGTGAATAGCCACCACGATCTAACATGTTCATGTAGACGCGCGCTTTAGTAGCTGGTCTAGTTTCTTCATCAGCTACTATGTCTTCTAAACCGTCTAGCGCTTTAGCTGACATACGCTCAATGCGCTGTTGTACATCATCAGCTTGCAGTGCTGCGATGTTCTCTTTGAGTAGTATGTCGAGTTGAGTGAATAGCTGTAGACCTTTAATCATGTCTACTTGTGAAAGCTTCAAGCCTGTAGCTTCTGCAATCTCTGCGTCGTTAATGCCGAGTGTGAAGTAGAGCCACACTACACCTGCAGTAGTTACGGCTTTAGTGTCAGCGGGTAGGTCAATGAGATTGCGACGGACAGGACGATTATTCCTATCACGACCACGTACAGTAGCAGCTTCAGCACTCTGTCTCGTGCGGGCGGTTTGTTGCTGTATAACTGCATCTGGCGATGTTGTCGGAACAATCGCTTGTCCTGTCGTTGTATCAATGACAAGACCATTAGCGAGTGGTAGATCAGGCATTACTACTTGCCGCCTCTCATCGGGTTGTTAGATGGCTTGCGTGTACCTGTGCCTTTGCCACCTGTGCTACGATACAGGTCAGCTATCATTGCGCCCATACGCGGGCTAGCTGAAGGTGTGCCAGCTGCATTAGCGCGCGGCATTGGAATAGGGCTACGTGCTGCAGTTGGCACAGGTGCATTAGGATTGCCTACAGCACGTTGCATCATCTGCGCTGAGATTAGGTCGTCCATAGGACCACCAGCTGACGGACCACGTGGCGGCATAGCACCACCTCCTGATTGTGGTTGAGATTGCATCAACTCTGCTAGAGCTGCTTCACGAGCGCCACCTGCAGCTGGACCTTGTTGCATTGTAGGCTGTGCACCGGGAGGGAGTTGTGCACCGTCGCCTTCATCACCTTCACCAGCTTCTTGATCTGGTGTTTCACCTGCGGCAGCTTCAGCTTGTTCTAGATCAGCTGCAGGAGCTTGTGGAGCTTCACCTTCAGCAGCTTCATCTGCACCACTATCGGCAGCATCTTCCTCATCGACACCACCTGCAGCTTGTTTGCCAGCTGCTTGATCTACCCAATTCTCTGCAGCACTGTGTACTTGTTCAGGTGTTACTTGAATACCCATCTGTGCTAACACTTGTGCAACTTCCTCTGGCGACATCTCCATCAGCTGTTGCAGGATCATGCCTACGTCGCCGCCACTCATACCACCTTGCTGTTGTTGTAGTGCAGCTAGCGCCTCTGGCGGGATTGATTGCTGTAGCTGTGACATGTCAACCATTGGTGTATGTCCTAAAATGGTATCTGTGGATACTGTTGTAACTGCAGCGCTTGATTTAGCGCTTCGTCGTAGTCTACATGCAATCCTTCATTATCTGCACGTGTGTCTAGCACTGCATCCTTCTTACCGTTTAGTATCATCTTCTTCAACGCTTGTATGCCTAGCTGAGCTGCCATAGGTGATGAACCAGCTTTAGGATCGTTGAGTAGTGGGTGTTGACCTGAGTAGATTGAATGACCTTGTACACCTTCATACATATCTTGCACTGCACGTTGTACGTATTCAGGGCTGTGTGCATTCTGTCGTAAGTCTCTAGTCACACCACCGGGAGAGCCGGGATTGAACCTATCAGGCATCTCGTCGTATAAGTTCTGCGGATACACTGAGACATTAAGACTACGACGCTGCTCAGGCGGCATTAGTTGCTGTGGTGCTATTGCTGCTTCTGCACCTGCAGCTGTACGCACGCTACCACTGCCACTACGTGACAGCTGTCTGAAGTATGCATCAAGGTTAGCTTTAGCTCTAGGGTCTAATGGTTCAGGCGGCAAGTCATCGTTCGACCTCTCTAGTAGGTCGTCAATAGTACGTGGATCAGCTTCAGCACTTAGTTCGTCAGGCATCGCGGTTATAGTTGTGGTATCTGTTACGACCTTGCAGCAAGTCCTCATGCCAATCATCAGGTGTCTCGTACTCAGGAGGATAACCTGCTAAATCCTCTTGCACTGCTCCCGGTGCTGGTAAGCGTCCACCTTGATACCTGCTAGGTGCTATTGCATTCTCGTGTTCAGAGAAACCAACGTCAGGACGCTTCTTCAACATTCTCTGTAGTATTTTGTAATTCTCTGCAGCAGTAGCTTGTCGAGTGTCTTTAATCTGCAGCGCTGCAGCCCTGTCTACCCAATCAGCGTCTTGCTCAGCCATGCTGCTTACTTGTATTCATGCTCCTTAGCAGCAGCTTTCGGCGCTGCCTTTGGTTCTTCTTTAGCTGCAGTAGGAGGTACATCAGCTGGAATAGCAACACCACCTGCCATGCCCCATGCTTCATAAGCTACGCGATCAGGGTTGTTAGGATCGTTGGGAATGTGTACGCCGTCTTTAGTACGGACAACTACATCGCTAGCTGTGAGCTTGTAGTCAACCAAGTCTTCAACTGGTACGTCACCAGCCTTTGCAGCGGGCTTCGGTGGGTTGGTTGGTTTGACAGGCGCAGTTGTAGCTTTAGCGTTTGCAGTAGTCATCGTCAGCTCCCTATTTGTTGATAGTACCAAGCATACCACCACCGCTGTTGCCTGACTTCTCAACAGGGTAGCCGCTAGTCTCAACACCCGCTGATAGCACAGGAGGCATGAAGCGCGGTGTCAGTGATTGGTCAATTTGAATTTCATCTGCGACTGTAGTATTGCGATTGACAACGGTGTAGGTAGCAATGTCAACCTTACCACCTAGGTTCAAGCCATCAGCTTGTTTGCTTGCAACCTGTGTATAGCCAGCATTCACAGGAAGACCGGGAGCAGCGCCAGTGAGCGCGGTAGAAACAGCGCTGAAATACTTGGAAGCCTGTGAGGCCATGTTACGAGCCACATTGCGTGCAATACTACCCGGTTCACCCGTGAGTGCGTATGGTTGTCCATGAATGTTGTCCCATAGTCCTGACCATGAGGGCATAGCACTACTCCATGTGGTTTAGTATATGTGGGTCTACTATAGGCGGTAGCACAGCATAGGGTATTTGTCAATAGTTAAGAGCACCATAACTAGTACTACTCCTACTCTACTCCGGCTCGCAGAGCCGGTTCGCAGCTTGTAGCTGACACTACTACAACTATACAAACATCAACGCAGCTTGTTCTCAGCTCTACAACTACATACAACTACTAACTACTACACACACCCAAGCACTAGAACGTGCACCGTGTTTGGTTTTGACTGCACACAATTCACAACGAAAGGGGCTTACGTGAGTGCTGACGCCCTTCCATTTCGGGGTGGTAGTGCCAGCAAGGCACTTTTCTATTTGCCGGGGGACTCGCTCGCTGCACACACGCGTGCACTGTATACAATGTATACAACTACTAACTCTCACGCGTGCATTGCGTAGTTGTGAATACAAGCCACGTGTTATGTGCGCGATGCCGCATTGCCTCGCATGTGTAGCAACAACAACTGCACACATGCGCGCACGCTCGCGGCTGGCATCGGCCAGTTATGAAATTCTATACAATGTATACGGGAATTAATTAGTGCACGTTTATACTGTGCAGCTGCAGTAGTATTCGCAGTAATACTAAGCAGCTGTAGTAGTTATGTGTAGTTGTTAAGACTTGCATGTGATTGTACATCTGTTAGTATGTAGATAGTTCGGACATCCGTTCGGACGTTTCTAGTTGGGATACCTAGACATGACACAAGTAGTTGGAATGAACGAAGCTCCGGCCTCACGTGCGAAGCGTACACACAATGCAAGCACGTATGGCGCGGACATTCTCAATCTAGCGCAGGCAAAGCGCACAAGTGAGAGTGGCTGCATCTACATCGTGCTCACTCACGAAAGCTCACTGCGTGATCTAGCTGCCAAGTATGATTACGCTGCAGCGAATAAGTTGTCGCTGCGTGAGTGTTTGCTAGACCACTGGTACGCAACGCCAGAAGGCGCGAAGTTTAAGAAGCAGCGCGATGCAATGCCGAAAGGAAAGAAGCGCAGCGAAAAGCAAGTTGTGCAAGCTGCAGAGCTGACGCGTCTAGAAAATGCGATACGCAATCAGATTGAGCGTTCACTAGACACCTATCGTGGCGTCACTCTGTTGCGCGATCAAAAGCGCAAGGTACACATCGAGCGTATCGACGGTACAAAAAGCTATGCTTGCTACGTTCGCAGTGAGGCAGTGTTGAACGAACAGACTAACACTCCGTTCAACGCCAGTGATCTGCAAACGCTTAACGGCATTGCGAAGCAGTTCAACGAAAAGACATCGACTGCTAACGTACTCGCAATGTGCAGCACAAAGAAGAAGGGCGCTGCTAACAATGCAAAGGGCGGAGAAAGCGAAGCTCTCGCCCCTGCTATCATCGGAAAGACAATGCGCCAGCTAGATACCGCGTTGTCACCATTGGCAGCTAACGGAAAGATTGAAGGTGTAAGCAAGGCAACGCGTGAGACAGCTCACGCATTGTGGGCGCGTTTAGATGCAGCGATGACTAGCGAAGAAAAGACTGCAGCTAAAGCAGCGTTCAACGCACTCGCTGCGAAGCCTGAGAAGAAAGCGAAGAAAGCAGCTTAACTAACTGAGACTAACTAACCCGCCAGCCTAACAAGCTGGCGGGTTTTTTCGTATCCAATGTATACAGAAATCTAAGCGGTGCTTCGCACTTGTTTAGTAGATATATAAAAAAACGCCCTAGCGCCCGCCAACTCACACGCCGCTATCTGTTGTACTACGCAGCACTACACCCACTGTGAAGCTGCTTCAGTATATAATGTATAGCTTCAGTATCCACAGCGTTTTCAATTAGTAGCACTTGCGTGTGTTTCTAGATGTGGTATAATAAGAGCTGAAATCGGGGAAAATACAACCCACGGTTTTGGCAATGGTGCCATTCGTATACATTGTATATAGGGATACATACCATGTACATCATCACCGAACGTAAAGACGCTGAAGCTCCTAGCAACAATGATCCTCTAGCTCAGGCTATGCACAAGCATACTGGTAGTTATGACTTGCGTGATAGCTTAGCTGGTAGGGTGATTGTTGCTAGTAGTCGTAACATACATGCTCTACGCCGTATGCAAGCGTTGAACAACACCAAGCGCATGTTGGACTAGAATTGTATACATTGTATACAGTCAGCAATGGAGAGACTAATGCTACCAGCCCTCAGTACTAATGAGATAGAAGGCATAGACACTGCACGTGTCTTTACTGATGTAGCTACAATGCAAGAGCGCTGCCCTGCGCTATTTGCTACATCTGCTCACCCGAAGATGTCAGCTCGTTATAGCTTCACCAACACCTACGACATACTACTACACATACACAATAAGGGCTTCAAGGTTAGCAGCGTACAAGGTGGTCACAAGCGCTACGGCGCAGTGATGGTGCGTATGCGTCACGATAGCTACGATAAGCGTGATGAAGCGCCTGAGATAGTTGTGCTTGATAGTCACGACGGTACTAAGCCTATCAAGCTAATGCTAGGTATGATTAAGTTCATCTGCATGAATGGTATGGTAGCAGGTGATATGCTCTATGCACGTAGCTTCCGTCATCTAGCTCCTGATCTAATGGAGCAGATCATGTTAGAGCTACAAGATATAGATGAACACATAGACAAGCTGAAGCGCAGAGTAGAGGTGATGAAGTCATACAAGACTAACATCGGTGAGCGTATAGCACTAGCACACGCAGCTATTGCTGTGCGCTTTGGTGATGAGCGTAGTGTTAGCTTCATAGCAGACATGCGCCAGCGTATGTTGGAAGTTCGCCGTAGTGACGATGCGAGCGATGATCTATACACAGTGATGAATGTCATTCAGGAGAACGTACTCCGCGGTGGCATGATGTATAGCATCAACAACACGGTGAGGCGTGTGTCCGCCATCAGCAACGTCAACCGCAACGTCTCAATCAATCAAGCCTTATGGAAGGCTGCAGAAGGTTTAGTAGTTCGTCAGAATATCGGCAGCGTGATGGCTTCTGCCGATTAGTTGCGTATACATTGTATAGCCATCATCCTAGGAGACTGAAAGATGAAGAAACTAAGTGGAATGATAGTAGCAATCGCGCTGCTATTTGTGGGCTGGAGTAGCTATGTAGCTAGTGCTATCACTTGGGACTTCGGTGAGCATGGTAACAACACCGTACTTCCTAATGTGCAGCAGTTCGACACTGGTGGGTTCTTCCTATCAGCGAGAGGTTTCACTGCTGGTGATGTTCCGAGAGCATTGTACTCTAAGAACTTAGGAGGCAATGAAATCGGTCTTGGCATCAGTGGTTTAGTTGATGAGGAGATTAGTGGAGGCAGCTTCATCCAGCTAAACATGGATGGATTGCGAGCACTGTTGACTAACTTCAAGTTCAGTATGAACAGTGTTGATAACAACGAAGGTTGGGTGGTGTACGGTTCGCAGGACGCGACACCGTTCCTCTTTACTCAACTTGCACACTCCACCGGCCTTGGTGACGAGAGCGTTCACACCTTAGCCGATGGTTATGACAACTACAACTTCTTCTTCGCTACGTCAGGCTTCGGAGGTTCGACAGGTGACAGTAACGTACTGTTGCACTCGTTCTCTGCTGAAATAGCAACAACACCACTGCCGTCAGCTGTGCTGATGTTCGGTAGTGCTTTAGGTGGCTTTGTACTTGTAACGCGTAAGCGTAAGCGTAAGGTACAAGCGTTAGCGTTAGTGAATAGTGCAACTGCGTAAGTAGTAGCACTATCCCTGCATCACATGCGGAACGTCCTCACCCCGCAGTGTAAGACGCCACACCGTGTGTGATGCAGGGTCATTATCAATAGGAGATAACAATGCTACATGCATTGATAACTGTATTTGGTGGGCCTATAGTACTCATAGCCATAGCTATAGCTGTTGGTTGTGTTATAGCTGATGCACCTATAATCCACTAAGGCAGCGAACCGGCACTATCGTGCCGGTGTTGCTCGTTCATAGTCGGTATACAATGTATACTCGATGTAGCTACAGCAGAGGACAAGATGCTAGCACAATCATGGCTATATGGCCGTCGTATGCCTTCCCCACATGATGCGTTGGTAGAGAAACGCTTACGCCTACCAGCTGAGTTCAATCCTCATAGTAGTGTAGTAGTACTCAATCAGCTTGCAGAGCGCATTGTCTTCACTGACGATGTGCCTAGCCTGTTGTATGAGATGCACGACAACAGGCAGCTGACGTATGAAGGTATGTTGACTAGTGCGCGTCTGCCTTACGACTGTTTCTGGCTTGAGTACAAATCAATCATAGGCTTTGATGGGTTCAAAGACATAGATCGTGCTGAGTATGGTGCACTAGTTGTGAAGCATCACGATGGTGCACGTTTGTACATTGTAATAGGCACGCCGTATCAGGACTTAGGCACAGTCAGTGGCTTGGTGTATGTAGTAGAGTTCAATGTGTGGCCTCCTGTACTACACGCACATCCTAAGCTACCCGAAGGTGTGAAGAAGGCACTCAGCTTTGATGTGTTGTATGCGTACAATGACAAGCGCATCAAGAATGAGGAAGAAAAGGCAATTGATACACTAGGTGGCATAGTCACCGAGCTAATCTTCGGCATCTTCCTCGTAACACAACCACGCACATACCACGATGAAGCAGTCAAGTGGCATCCTAAGAAACAAGCCGCTCGTACTAAACATGGCAAGCCGCCGTTGTTGGAGTATCGTCGTATCCGTATGCGTATCACCAAGCCAGTCAAGCGCTACGCAGCGCAAGCGACCGCCACTCGCGGCATCAACACTTCAATCACGCATGAACTAGACACGGAGCATCCAGATGCTACAACTCATAGACGCTATCACAAAGTCATGGGACACTTTAGACACTACAATAACCATGATCCTGCTTACAGTGTGTGGATTGAGCCTCA